CCTGATGAGATTTCAGCCTTCTCGTACTTGTCTGCTTGAGGAAGGGCATAGAAACGCTTTTCGCGCATGTATGCTTCACCGTTAAACATCAAGTCGTAGCGGCGGTCAGCATCGCCATTGTCAGCATTCCAGATTGTTTGTGTAACCAAACCTGTCTGGTCGTCGTGTGGCGCTGTTGTGTCTTCGTCAACGATGTCAAATGACCAACCCATGTTTGTGTGGTTTGGGCAGTAAACATACATTGTGTCTGGAGCGCTCGAAGGAACAGTCCACTCGATTACGCGAACCTGACCATCGTAAGTTGCATGGTCATCAACCCAAGTCTGGTTAGTTACAGTGTCTACTGCGTATGGCGCTGTAGCTGTAGCGTTGCCCATCAAGAAGCGCATGCCTGTTGAGTAGGGTGTACCATTTGAGTGTGGGCCACCTGAGACAGTCGAGAACTGCAATGGGTGCCCGTTGTTTGTCGCGGATAGCTGGTGGAAGCGGTATGTGCGACCGCGTACCAATGTAAGCTCGGCTGTGTTTGTTGTCAGATCAGAAAGAACAAACTTGTTCTGACCGCTGATAGACGCAACCTGAATACCGATTGGGTATTTCGCGTAATGCTTCTCGCTTGTCCAAGTCAAACCTTGGTCTGATGTCTTGTGCTTTGTGCCGCCCTTTTCGATTAGAACGAACTCGTTGCCATCTGCGCGAACATCAACAACGTCGATTGCCTCAAGACCTGTTGGGAAGTCAAAGACTGTGTAGCCTGTTGTCGGGAACGGAGCCGCTGCTGTGTAGTCAGCGTAAGCTACTTTGTTACCGCTGTAAGCGATGTATAGCTTGCCTTCGTTGGCTGTAGAGCCTTCGATTGCCGCCGCGCCGATCATGTAGCCAGTTACACCTGTGGGCGGTGACATAGAGTTAGATGTAAACTCTGCCTGAGTTACAGGAGTGTCATCGTTGGAGATGTAGTTAAAGCCTGTGGTCGTACCCACAATGAAGCGTTCTTCCGCTGTCTTTACGCCCGCGATGTGTGAGATAGAACCCAAGCCCCATGTGAACGCTGTGCCGTAGGCCGCTGCTGTTGCGCGATAGTCTGTGATCGAGTTGACCAACGCACCAGCCGTACCCGCTGTACCTTGTACGTAAGCAAGGGCGAATGCGCCTTCTTGGTTTGTGGCCCACTGTACGTTGTCCGTAGCAGTCATGCCGTAGTTTGTAGAAGCTGTGGCCGCTGCGGCACCTGAGTAGTAGTTGTCAAAGGTGTAAACGCTGCCGGCTTTTGCAGAGCGGATGTAAAGCTCAGAGCCGTTATAGAATGGTAGAGGGTTGCCTACGTGGTCGCCATCACGAACAAGGAAGTAGTTTCCGTCGTTGTTGGCTGTCTGTAGTGTCTCAATCTCTTTTGGCGTTAGAGTTGTACCCTGAGATGCAGCCTCAATCGCCTCGTGTGGCGTCATGCGCATCTGAGTAATCATCTTGTCTGATGCCTTACCGATCAGATCAAGCGTGTTGTCTGTATCCGTATCTGTCCACGCCTTGTTGTAGTTTAGCGGGTCAAGATAGTTCTCAAAGTCACGTGTCTGATAAACTTTGTTTGAAACATATACGTTGACTGTCGCAGCGTTACCGCCATCGTTCAGTACGTTTAAGTTAAATGTCGCCGTTCTTGCTGCCGGAACTGTGTATACAACCTCAGTATCGCGGGCGTTGACGACCTTTTTTCCTAGAAGTCCGTTTGCCATGTTGTCCTCTTAACTCTGTGACAGGAAAAAGACCTTTAGAGGCGACATCTGGTACGCGTTCAAAGCGGATTGGATGCTAGTCTGTAGGCCGTTTAGAGCGTTCTGCTCGGTTAATGATGCAGCTTGAACCGCTGCGACTTGGGTGGAGCCAGCGCCTTCTACTTCGCTGACTTCCGTAGCTCCGGCTGCCTGCACCGCAGTGATCTGCGTTGTACCCTCTGCGGATACCGCAGACAGGTTGGCGTCGCCGTTAAAGATTTGGATCATACGGGCAAGATACACCAAATCCGCATTAGGAGTTGCTGCATCCAGAGCGTTAAGACGTGTGCTTAGCTCTGTTGCGAGTGCCTGTTGATCGGATACCGAAATGTTTGGCATTAGAGTGTACACCCATCAAATAGGTCGCCGTCCAGTTGGGACAGTAGAATGCCCTGCTGGATCACGGTGGGTGTGGTTTGGTACGCTTGGTTCATGTAAGTTTGAGCATTGTCACGTGCGAGTTGCGCGTCATCACGAGCTTGTTGTGCAGCGTCGCGGGCTGCCTCAGCATCTAGCTCGGAGGCGCGTGCCGCATCCTTACTATCCTCTGCGTTCTGGCGCTTAACTTCCATGTCTGCCAAAGCAGTAGATTTGAAGTTAGCAAGGTCTACGAAAAGCTGAGTGAATGATGCGACCTCTTGGTACTGCGCATCCGTACCGATACGTAGCTCAAGGGTCTGACTTGCCGCAGTGTCACCGTCGGCAGGCGTGTTTACGTAGCGGAACTCGAATGTGTCAATGTCACCCGTAGCTTCGTCGAATAGCTTTCCCATAAGTTGGGCAAGCGTTAGGCCGCCCATCTCCGCGTCTTCAAGATACGTATCAAGAAGGTGCGTGCCCGTAGCTTGCGAGCGGAAGTTTAACTGTTCTGAAGGGACGCGGGTGCGTGCCATCCTTTACTCCTCATCTGCCATTTGGCGCAACTTGGCTACACGGCTCGTAGACATATTCAGTAGCGCCTCGACGTCATTTACACGTGCCGTAAGCTGCCCGACGTCCGTCTGACCGCCCTCACGTATAACCAACAATGCACTGCGCATCGCCGCTATGTCGTCCCTCAAAGGTTTTAATTCTTCGTTAATCCGAGCGTCGATGTATTCGCGGGTTGTCGCGTCTACTTGAGATGCCCAATGGCGGCTGCTTACAGGGTTCGTCATTGCTGGTTACTCATCGGTATTAGGTTGCCTCGCTGTACCTCAGCCTCAACCTCATCTTGAGGCTTGACCGATGCGCCACGAGCTTTCTCCATCAGCATCATCTGCTGGGACGGTGTTGGGCCTTGAGCCTGCTGCTCCTTGCCGATCTTAAATTGGTCGAGGTCAGATACACCCATCGAGCGGATCGCTTCCTCTACGATCTTGCCCGAGTTGTATTCCATCGCCATGCCTGTCTCGTTGAGAGTGCGGAGCATGTTGATCCATGTCTCAGCGTTACGGGTCGGCTCTAGGGGCAGGGTGCCGTCTACAACCAAGTAGTCGATGTCGCCTTGGATTTCTTGGATGTTAAAGTCGAGGTAGCCATCCTTAACTTTCTCTGCGACCGCTGACGCACTGTCGCCCTCGTTGATGCGGATCGAACCATCAGAGGAGAAGAAGTCTTGGATGTTAGATACCATCATGCGAACCATCGGACGCACAGACGTGGCGCTGATAACGCGAGATAGAACGCCAAGGCGCTGGGAACCAAGCTGCGTTAGTCGCTGGATTTCGGTCGCTGTGCGGATACCGTCTGCTGTGGGCATACCTTGCTGGGCGTCGGATGCGGCAGAAAGGCGCTGCTTGAGCTCTGACATAGCCTGAATATCGTTCCAGTGTCCTCGTGTGACATCTGGAATGTTGGCAATGAAAACTCCCTTACCGGGCTCGACCCCGGGCATTGTCCGAACGATACCGTGGGGGTTGCGGTCAATGAGGTCATTGATAGCGACTTGGGTAGGGTCGGCAAAGATAAGGTTCGATAGGCTTGCTTGAACGTTGTCGATGCGCGAACGGAGAAGCCATGTGGCAATATCGTGAAGGGGAAGCAATAGGTCATAGAGCGATTGCGAATAGGTTTTGTGAGCATCATGGTAAAGACCACCAATAACCGTCGGGAACTGACGACCATACGGGTTCAGTTGGCAACGAATGACCACACCTTCGTCAAGGATCGTGACCACCATATACAAGTGTTGAAGCTGAGGTAAGTTCACCTCATAGCCCGCTAGGCGTATCCATGTCTCATCGACGATACGGCTATCGCCAAGAGTAAAGAAGGAACCGCCGTTCTCGCGGCGGTTACGCTCTGCTGGGTCAATGCTTAGTCCACGTCCCGCTTCTTGGTGCCAACGGTGCCCGTCCCAGCCACCAGCCGGAGGTGTGAGGCGGTTGCGGAGTTGCGGGTACTTGTCGAGCTTTGGGTACATGCCCGATTGGAGGAGGGCGTCGTAAGATGAGAACTCGGAGAAAATGATGTACTGCATTTTCTCGAAGTCTCCCCACTGGACGCGGGGGTCGTGGAATACGCGTCGCGGGTCGAAGTTTGTGATTTCGTTGGTTCGGTTGTTAGCATTCCACGTAACTTTCGTGGGGGCGTATCCGTACCGAATACAGTCCAAAAGGTGCTGGGCAAGTCGTGCCTCCCCTGCTGTGCGACGCATCTGCTGGTGTAGAAGGCGCTCGATAATGGCAGAGGATTTACGCGAGTTTCTGTTTAGTCCCTCAAGCTGGAACATAGGGTTACGGCCCGTAAGCGCAGCCATAAGATAGGTCAACACTGTGTCAGCGATTGCGCGCGTGTCAGCGATCACAGCCTTCTCTTTGAAAGAAGTTGCGTCGGGGCGCACGTAAACGTCATGGGCGCGGTCAGACTGCTTCCAGTGGTCGTAGCGACGCGAGATGCGGTCGTAAGACATCTGCATCGCAGACTTAACATACTGGACAAGTCTCTGCTCCTGTTCGTCAGAAAGAAGGTGAGAGATGTCCTCATAGTTCATCAACGCGTCAGCGTGTTCAGAAAGGTCAACGACGATACCGTCATCCTTTGGCATGAACTCTGCGCGGTAGTTGGTCATAGCGGCTGTCATATCTTTTATTACTCTTACCTGTTGAGGCCGTCGTCCTTATTCACCCCAGCCTCGCCAGCGGGAACCAGAGGTATTCAAGTCCGACTTTGCTACGAATAAAGAGTTGTTGTCGTCCGTATTGAACGCAGGGGGAACGTAGTATGACCCGTGGGTCGGTGTGCGGGCCAATACGTCGAGGCCGATAGAGAGAGCATCCACCATGTCGTCGTGTGTGCCAGAGGGGAAGGTTTGGCATTCATCCATGAATGGATCGAGCCACGGGGCGATTTCGGGGAGGAAGACGCGACCGCCCTCGATGAGAGGGAGGACAGCGGACGCCACTCGTTGTTCAGCATAATCATACGACGCTTGAGGTCGGGGAATTCGAAACGGTCGCGGATCGCGTCAACAAGGTAGATGTCGCCCGTGGCGTCGAGGCCCATCACCATCATCACGGAGTAGTCGCTGTCCTGTTTGGCTTTGAAGGCCGTGTCGGCGGCGATGATGAGAGAGGTGAAACGCTCGGGGCGCATGTCTGAGGGATAGGTGCGCCACCATGTAGACTTAATCATGTTACCGCCCTGTATGAAGGGCGTTTGTTGGTAGAGAGAGGCGAATTCGCGTGGGTTTAAGCGCTCGCGCCGTTCGAGGTCATCGAGAGGGAAGCGTTCGGGCCACAGAGGTTTGCGCTCCGTTTCGCGAATATAGCGCTTGGGCGGCGTCAGTTTAGAGGCTTCACCCGGGGCGAGCTTCATGGGGTGGTCGTCAGGGAGGTGCGAGCGGGAAATTTTCTTGCCCGGGACTTCCGCGATGGCAGGGAAGTTAATGTGGAGCCAGCGGCCCTCCTTCCAATCCTCCGTTTCCATCAGGCGACCCGCAGGGTCGTCGGGATGCCAGCGGGTGAGGATCACAATCTGGGCGGGTGGAATGTTGTCGATGTCAGGCTGTAGACGGGTGGAGAGGGCAGATACGTAGTAGTTCCAGATTTTGTTGCGCTGGGTCGCGCTCTCCGCTTCCTCGCGGGACTTGAGGGGGTCATCGAGTAGGAGAAGGTTTGCGGCACGTCCAGAAGTGGTGCCTCCGACGCCGATGAAGTAGGCCGCGCCACCAGCGGTGGTGCGCCATTGATCTACGGCGCGGCTGTCTGCCGACATCTCAAAGTCAGGGAAGACTTGGGACGTGATGGGTTCGTTTACGAGGTCGCGCACTTGGCGACCGAAGTCTGTGGCTAGTTGGCTGTTGTAGGATGTGGACATCATGTAGCGCGAGGGCTTCTTAGACATGAAG